GAACTCATCTTCGCTTGTCCACTCTTCCGCTTCATCGCAGACGAAAGTCGTAATGCCTTGAATGGATTTCAGTTTTGCAGTCTGGTTCCCGGAAGAAGTCTTGATACCCCGGAACATGATACGGCTCTTAGTCATTTTGTTGACTATATCTGTCTTGGTAGTCTTGAAATACTTCGTTGTTCCGTCAAGGTCTATCTTTTCCATCATTTCCGGGATGATAGACATACCAGCGGAAACCATTGTGTAACGGGTGTAAAGAATCTGATGAACAATTTTCTCTACGGGAGTCATTTCAAAGGTCAACCGCTCAATGAAAGTGGAAGCGTTGAAAGATTTACCCGAACCACGCCCACCGGTGATAAGGATAATGAATTTCTCCGTATCGGTGTATAGTGGATGATATATTTCTTGAGGTACTATCATTTCAGCTTGTCTTTTATCCATGAATCAATGCTGATACCGTGTTCTATATCAGTAGGAATGTCTGCATCTTCATCCTGCTTGCGTTCAACCTTTCTCCAATCTTCATCATAATGGTACAGCCAAACAGACTGTGCTTGTAAACTTGGAGCCAACTCACCTTCTACGATTTGAACTTCTTCCTCTCCGGTTAGATTACCATCTCTGTCTTTTATCTTTCTGATAGTAGTATTCTTAGTCTTAACACCTCCAAGAGCCATAGCAAGAAATTTGGCACGCACAAGCGAGTTTAAGGCACAACGCGCACGCGACAATACTTCCGATAATTCGGGGTAGCGGCTTTTCTTCTCACAGAAAGTTTGCGGTAAAATTCCGACTGCATGAGCGATTTCCTTATCAGTGAATCCCTTTTTGGCATACGATTCAACGAGTGAAAGAAAGTCCTCGCTTGTATAATCAAACTTGGGCTTTCTTCCTCCTTTACCTTTTTTGTTTTGAGATTCACTGTTACTCATATCAATCATCCATTATTATTACCCATATATATGCGGCGAGAAACAGGCTTATTTCCATAGATATTAATTCCTCTTTTTGAGAAATAGCTATCTATTCTTATACCATATCTTTCCATTATGGATTTTGTTCTGTCTCTTATGCTCCTTTGTCTATCTGTACCAAGTCCGTATTGCCTTCCGGCATTATACATTATTCGTCTGGACTGTTGATATAGCTGACTATATGTTTTCTTTCTAACTCGGCTTTCCTCCCTAAAAATCAATCAATTCTTTCTACTTGTTCATCAAAAACTTCTCCCTTTATAAACTTCATATCTGGTTCATACCCGAACCTTTCGCAGAAAGCGGCTTTAGCTTCATAGGTATCGAAGGACAACATCACATAGGCATCCATGTTCTCAGCTTGCTTCTGTGCGTTTTCTTTCACCTGATGCTTGACCTCTTTCATGTGGGCTACCTTTTCAGCACGTTCCAACTGTTTGGCGGCTTTATCGGCTTCTTTCTGTTCTGTTACAGGCGACATCATGCTTTCCAGTTCGTCAGCAATGAAGCTTTCTTCTTTGGTCTGCAAAAGGAAATCAACCCCAATCATATTCAAGTCGGCATCCGTCAATCCTGCATCTTTCCAGTCAATATCAGGAACAATACGGGCAAGAGCGTCAAAATCCCAAGAACCTTGTGCATTAGGGTTGTTCATTAGAATATTCAACTCCTTTTCCTGCTGTTCGTCCACGTCTATGACATCGACACGAATGCGGTAGTCGTTATCGGGAAACTTTTGCAATTCGTCCATGACAGACAAACGCTGGTGCCCGCTAACTACGGTAAGCCCGGTACGCTTATTCACAACTATTCCACCTACCAATCCGAATTTCTTGATACCACGCTTTAATGCTTTGCGTGATTCATCGGAAAGTTTTCTCGGATTGTAGTCTGCAAAACGAATGGCAGAACGGTTAAGTTCTACCGATTCACTCTTGATATATTTACTTAGTTCCATACATATTACTTTTGTTGATTATGATACTCCCAAAGTACTCTTTCAGCCATCGGGAAAGTTTTGTAAATTCTCTGTAAGTCCTGTGGATAGTTCTTCTCCATCCAAAGCATACAATCAAGATTGAAGCCTACTCCCGAACTGGCTTTCAATGAATACCGAACTGGTTCGGGTAAATTATGCTGCCTCATATAAGCAAGAATATCCTTTTGTGTCCAATCAGCTAAAGGATAAACCATACCGTTATTCTCGTAGTCGTTTACCTCATACCCTTTCAACATAAGTCTACGATTCATACCGTCAGCTTTTTTCATGCCCAAGAATGTATAATAAACTCCATGAGTAAGTTGCATAGCCTTTACCACATCTGCCAACTTCAACAGCTTTACTTTCGGATTTGGCACACAATACATACCGCCACGGAGAATATAAGTGAGATTCCAATGTGGTACTTGAACAAACTCTATTTTCGGATATTTGGCTTTAGTCCAGTTTATCCAACGGTTAATATGTTCCAAATTCTTAACGAAATACATGAACACGCAAACAATCCGGTCAAACTTCGGATAGACTAAATCAAGCAGAACAAGCGAATCTTTACCAAGTGATAAAAACAGTAAAGCCTCATTCGATTTTACCCGAATGAGGTCTATATATTGACTCGCTTGTTCTACTTTGTTCATAGCTAGCCACCACTTAAACCAAATGAAGTACGAAGATCACTGTAACGCTGTCTGCGTGATCCTAACTGTGTGGCACTTGCTGTACCTCTACGATTGGCAACCAATCTACCACCTGCCCCTGCACCATTCATATTTCTGCGAGGCCCGGCTACTCTGTTAATTCTTCTTGCGACTCTGCTTTCTAATTTTAAAAGTTAAACAAATCAATCTATATATTTCTCTAATATCTTGCCCAAAGTATAATCCATTTG